AAACGCCGGAAACCAAATTGATTTCCGGCGCTTATATTTGAGTAGGTTAAATCACTCGTCGCCCATCAAATCGGCAAATGCGTCATCTAATGATTGCTTTTTAACTGGCATATCATCATCAGTCTTCTTTACCTTCTTCTTCTCTGGCGCCGCGGCCTTAACTTCCGCGACCAAGTCATCAAGAGCATCAGTCGTCGCGGGGCCTCGAGTGGTTGGTGGAGTCGCAACCTCTTCAGCTGTACCACCGCTCAACCAGTTATTGAGAACAGTCTCAATTTCCTGAGTTGACTTTAGACGATACATATCATCGATATTTGGAATCGAATTCAACCATTGTTCCATCGTCTTTGAATCCTCGTGAAGCTTCGAAGGACGACGAGCAGGATCGACCGTCGTATCGTTAAATTGCTTACCTGGTTGCTTCGTGATCGAAACCTTGAGGTCAAAGCCCTCGGTTGGTGAAAGGATATCACCGACCTCCTCATCTAGGAAGAAGCCAAGCATACGTTGATAGACCAACTTGCCGAAGCTCCAGATTTGAACGCCCTTGTCCTCCTCACCGCGAACGATGACAGGAGCATAGCACCTCATCTTTGGTTGCAGCTTCTTAGCCAAGACTCTATCGTCTGGCTTGCCGCTGCTATAAAGCTTGCGAATTAAATCATTAATCGGGTCTGGTTTACCAAACTGATTTGGTGCCAAAATACCCGCATTCTCACCGATATAATAGAACCATCTCTCCATGAATGGTTGACCATCCGGTGCGTTCTTCCATGGAAGACAGCGAATCTTATACTCGCCAAGAGTCGGCTTCCAAAGTTGGACAGCCGAAGTCTTCTTCACACCGCTGAGTTCTGCTACACGACGCTTAATTGCTTCTAGATCGATTGCCATAATAATTTTCCTTTTCCTTTTCCCATTCCGTACCTGTGACAGGAATATTTGCCTGCTCCATTGCAGGTAATCATACCCTACCACTAACCTTAGTATGTGTTCAAAGCTTATTTTCAGGTCCAACCTGGCTTTTTACGCTTCTTACGCTCGCCATGGGCAGCAGGACCTTCAACATCCTGTCCCGACATACCGAGCGGAGCAGTAAAGCCAGCGATCGCACCTGCGCTACTGAACTCTTCCAATTCATCAACCTCATCCTCTTCCTTATCCTCTTTTTCGCCTGGTTTAGGCGTGCCTGGTAGTTGGTTGCCGACGGCAGGGTTAGCGTCGACTTCAGATAAAATCTCTCTGATATACCTACGTAGCAAGTCATTCATGCAAATAAGTATAGCGCTAAGTCTATCTTATCGCATGTAGTTATGACAATTCATAGATTGGTGTAATTAGTCATCTCTACGTCAATTTTCCCATTTCCAATGTTTTCTATAGAAAAACTAATATCGTTTGTCTCATCGAAAGGATTTTTTACGGTTAAGTAAACGATGGGAACTTTGTTCGAGCCCGCGGCATGGGAAACAGAAATCAAACCTGAAACAGGAGAATTAGAAATTATGATCCTCTGCTCTTTTCCATCATCAAAGCGAGTTGGAACGTATGTGGATTGTTCACTACGACCATCGAGTTCAAACTTTAAGGAGTTACCTGAAGAATCTCCCATCTGGGGGTTCCAATAACAATCTACAATAAATCTTGCCATAAGACCAGAATCAGAACTCATAACGACTGCAAAACCATCAGGACTTTCGCCTTCCGAATCTTCGGCACTGCCACCTGATAATTTAAAAGAATATTCAACAGCCCAAGGTCTTTCTTTTAATATTTTTGATCCGCCCAGGGCTTCACGTATTAAATTTTTTAACGCAAAGGCTGTTATTTTCATGACTGATATAAGTATCAGCCATTTTCATTCTTTTTCTTGCTTCGTAGAAATAACATCCGCCATATGGACAACGTCCACCAGGCGCGGTTCCTTCATCTTATAAGGAGCATTTTCGTCTGCATATTGTCCGTCATTTAACTTAATGGCCAACCACTCATCCTGGGTTAGTTTAAGTCCGAAATGTTGACATAACCAAACCCCACGGTCGGGTACAGTCATATATTGCATATCCTTGTTGTGCTTGTACATTTCTCCGAGCTTCTCACGGTGCCAATCAGAATCCTGCGGGATGTAGTAGTCTTTTTCATGGTCACCTACCTTACCGATGTCATGTAGAAGGCACCCGATGATGAGAGAATCCTTGGGAACTTCCCAACCGAATGCCTTAATCAACTTCATCGCGTTGGACAACACACGAAGAGAATGGTCGACTAATCCACCAGGAAATGCAGCATGATATTCTTTACGGCCCGACGCAGGACACAACGCCAATCGTTCTCCTAAATGATCTACCATAGCCAAAGCGGCAGGGGCTCGGTCTCCGAGCTTCTCACAAAGGGCACGATACTTGTCGAAATTTGATGCGATGTCTTCTGGGCTTAGAGTCATGAAACCACAGTATCATACCATGGTTTCATTGTACACAAGCTAATTCAAAAAGAAAAAGGACCTCGAAAGGTCCTCTTACTCTTTTAAGTCATGAATCAATCAAACTCTGTAGACTTTTACTTTAACAGTAATGGTTCCAGGCTTGAGGTATTCTGCCTCGCTGAATGTAGAAAACTCCACGTTGGTTTCAAATTTTCTATCTTCGCTCTTGAAATGAAACTCGTGGAAAGAAGTCTTGTCACCCCAGTCCATGTCAGCTTTCTTAACACTTCTCATGTAATTGCTCAACTTGGCAATCACGTCGTCTGCGTCAGCTTTGTCTCCAGCGTTGTAAAGAACGTCGAATTCAGCTTCTTGTGGGCCGCCTTCGGCTTCCATACCACCGACGAAATCGGCCAATTCATTCGCAACCACTAGAGCATCGGGCATCATGGATTTTGCGACTTCTTCTTTAATAATCTTACGGAGTTGGTTGATCGTGATTTTCATATTCCAGCCTTATTCAATAGTTCGATAACTTGATTGCATAGCGTTCTGAGCTGCATAAGAGACTCGACTTGTCCTATACGATACGAGCGTCCTGATACGATAGGAGCGAGCTGTTCTAGAGTGTTTTCCAGCTCACGCGAAACCCGCCAGAATTCATGATTAGGTGGAACAGAAGCTTCGTTCATCGTTTTAGAAACTTCTTCTTTGATAATTTGTCGAAGCTGTTCTTTTGTAATCTTCATAAAGTATCTATTTCAAGCGTATTCGCCGTTATAAAGCTTGTCTAGCACGTCACCCATCGCGCCTTCAAGGGCAATCGCAAGGTCATCTCGCGAGGCGTCACATTGCTGATCCCAGGCACGCTTACCATTAGCTGCCATCACAGGATCGTTTGGATCAAACCGGTCTTTTAGGGCTTCAACAACAGCAAGAGCAGCACGCATTCCCAGGCCTGATGTAGGTCCGACGTCCTCGCTGACGAGCTTAGCAACTTCTTCGGCAATAATTTTACGTAATTGATTCGCTGTAATTTTCATTTTAACTGCTCCAATAAGTCGACAATGTCTTGACACAGTGTTTTCACGACCAAACGTGTACGAGTTTGACCCAGATCTATAGGCATGCTATTCAATTCATCGAGTTTTGCCTCGACCTGGGGAGCTATCGTATAGAAATCAGCACCTCCGCGGGCAGGCATCTCTGACATGACGCTGGAAACTTCTTCCGAAATAATCTTGCGTAATTGTTGCGACGTAAGTTTCATAAGGCTTAAATATATCCTTATGGAGAAAAATCACACCTTTTCAAATTTTAAAGGAAATTCAGTATCATAACCAGGAACTGCAACCGAAGATACACTTTCAACATCAGGCAACCTATCATTTCTAACGTCAAGTATAAGTGCGTCGTGGAGGACGAATAGAGGACGAACGCCATCTGTTCCCAACCTATCCATCACAGCCTTGAAGCCCAAAAGCGCCACGTCTACGCCTGTGCTTTGGGCGTACGTATTTACGAACAGGTGGTCCTGTGGGTCATCTAAGTCTAAAAATCTTCCATGGCGATTACGAATCTTGCCGATTTTTATGAATTCTGCTTTTAATCTTTTACGCAGTTCGGCTACGCCGAAATACGTCCTAATAGATGTAATAAATTCTTCGAGTTTATATCCACTAATTCCTAATCTTGATGCTAAAGCATTTTTTGATGCACCATATAACTCACTAATAACGGCTGCTTTGACTATTGTTCGATCGATCGAATCGCCGAATAAATCTTTAGCAATAGAGGCGTATAAGTCAGGAGAAGACGAAGATTTACCCGCTTCCGCGAGAATGATCCTGGCTTCAAGAGCTCCGAAATCGAGAGAACATATTTTGCCATCGCTAAATGTTGACTTCAGCATTCGTCGATATTCTTTTTTTAAAGTAAGAATATTCGGACCAGATGACACAGTTAATCTACCAGTACGCGTAGCAAATCGATCATAAACGATTGACGATATATAACCGCCAGCGCCTGGGCGGAACGTATCGAACGCACCAGAATCATGCTCGATATTGGCAGAAATTTCTTTATATATCGACGTATCAACTCTTGCTGCCTTAAGACTACAAAGAAGCTGACCACCAGGACACCAGGTATTCTTATAATAATCTTTTGGAAGTTCTTCTATAGAATCAGCAATATATTTTATAAGATTTTTTACAAAGCCCTTGTATGATTGCGAAGGCATTATTTGCGACCACGGAACTATAGATCCGGATGCCAAAAGATTCATTGATCTAACCCATTTGTCTGGCGGGTTAATGGGTACGTCTAAATTTTTTAGTCGAAATAGCGTGTCTAAACACAATGGCTTCGTCGGATCCAAAATTCCATTAAGAAACCACATGTCCGTAGGAGCTTTTGACAACGTCGTAAATCCGTCGGAAGAAATGACCATGTGCTTTTCGGAACCTAAAATTCGCGAAGAAATACAAAACGACTCCACACAGTAATAATAAATTAGTCGTAGCCAGGTTTTACAACTTTAGTTTTTGCCCTTATTCACGATTAACTTTATCATTACGGTTGCTTTTTCTTCGTGGGCTTCGGTTTCTTAGCTTCTTCTGCAGCTTTGCGAGCAGCTTCCGCCGCTTGTTGTTGCTTAATAGCGTCGTCGATCTTCTTGACTAATCCTTCTGTGTCGTTATCGCTTATCATTCTACCATAACCGTCGTAGTAAGTAAGATCCCATTGCGTTTCAAATTTTCCAGGAGTAAAGCTATGGTTTACCGACTTGACGATATAATGATTGTCGATCGTCGTATTTGTACCAAAATCAACAAAGAAATTTTGCCCCATCGAAGCGAGAGGACATCCCATCGAAGTCAACTTTAATTCCGCGGGATACATGATTATAGGTAAATTAAATTGCTGTTGCGATAAGCCTGTCGTTGCCAACGAAGATTCTCTTCTCTGCGAGCCTCCTTGAAGAGCTATCGTACCTTCTAACCCGCTCGTTTTTGACTGTAGGTTGGCTGCAGTAATTAAACTTCCTTCGGTACCGATGGGAAGATATGGAACTGTATTTCCAAAGAATTCTAACATGGCTTCTTTGCCGCGGCCAATTGGAATCGCTATCGTTTCGCCACTGTTAGTTAACTTATACTGGCCATTTTCTAGTTTAATCTGTGAAGCATCCGGCGATTTTGGATCATTGATTTTTCTCAATAAGTTTTCGTCATTTGCGTAAGCTGAAGAAACCAAGTAATATGTTCCATCGGGCGCTAAGCGTAACGCTTTTGTCGCGCTATCATATGGACTACTCGTTCGATCATATATGTGTATTTTAATAATTGTTTTGTTGTTTTGTTCAGTTGGATAAGACGGTTCCATGTAACCCGCAGCGACTCGAGAACTCAATTTTTCTAGTAAATCTTTACTTCTTGCCGTTGGATTGTTAGCAAAACCGCTTTCAAATTCAAACGTTAAAACTGGCGTGACAAATTCGTCCCCGTATTTTTTTGTCCAGTCTTGTAAATTTTTGGATAACGTTTTTTCGGTTTCTTCTGGCTTATTACCGACTGCCTGGAGTTTATCTTCCTCGCCTTTCTTGGGGGCCGAGAAGGGCTTATAAAATGAACTTCGGCCGTATCCGGGATTTCTTGGGTCGGAAACAATTTCATCATTTAGAAATTCAAAAAATTGCTGTAAAGATATATTTTCGCCACCAGTCCTATCAATTAACCCGCCAAACTTATCTACGAATAAAGCGATATCGATAGGGATCTCTGCGATATTGTGATTACTCACCGGACCGCACTTGTTATTTAATTGGTAAAAAACGAATTGAACTTCTGGTA